TCGCGTCGCGCTGAAAATCCACCACCTGAGTGGCGTAGCCTTCACCTGCAACCACTTGTTTGCCTGTCAAAAGCACCTCGGTCGCCATCACTTCAAAGCGACGGTTCAGCATCTTGAGCATATCGGCCAGGTTATCGGCGACGGCGGCCTGAATGCGGCTTTCAGGAGACATGCCGCCTAAGAATGCCTCACCCGGACGGCGTTTAAGACCTTGCTGTGGCCGGACCACCCGTTTTTCCTTGAGATAGGCGGGTTTAAAACTCTTGGTCTCGTAACCACGGTTCGCCACCACCTTGCCTTCAACCAAAGGAGAGACAAAGGGTGTAATGCGCGGCTTGCCATCGACCACGTCGAAGAAAATCTCCTCCGTGTCAGATCGCGAAACTGTCGAGAAGAAGGTTCGGGCCAGGAACTGGACCGGCTCGGCGTTGGAGGCGACAATGCCTTCGATGACGCGCTCCAGACGACCGGTATCATAAGCGTTGATTGGCATAATTTAAGCTCCCACAACAGGTTTGAGAAAAATACTCCGGGAGCGAAACCCCGGCTTGGTGGTGGATTTGTCATGACCGGTGCCGAAGACGAGAGCGTCCTCGTTAAAGCAACCGGCAAACCAGACAGCGGCCTTGAGGGCTCCGCCACTGGCGTCCACATCGTTTTGCAAAATGGCGACAGGGCCTTCCGACCCATCAACAGCTGCGGCGAGCGAAAGCTTGAAGGTATTATCGGCGGTGACCTCACCCAACACAGACCCCATGGTCAAATTTTCACCGGCGGCGATGATCACGGTATCGGTGTGACGGGGAAAGTCACCGGCAATGAGGTCCTCTTGAGTAAAGGCATCCACATTGCCAAAATTGGGATCGCGTAGCGCCATGATCAGGCTCCTTGATTAGGTGTGGGTTTGTGACCGAGGGTCGAAAGTGCCCGGGCCGTCATGGCCGCGACGGCAGTGTCTTCTTCATCTTCCGGGGCATCGGCACCAACAACCGGATTGTCGACATTGGCCATGGCAGCATTCAGCAGGCCACCAGTTTTCGGCTGTTCAGGTGCTGAGGACAGAACCTTGATGGCACTTGTCGCGTCCAGGTCGGTTTCTGTGGCGAGAGACCGGGCCAAATCGGCACGGCCTTCTGCCTCGGAAGCTCCCAGAATGGCGGCAATGCGTTTGCGCTCCGCCGTCCGACCATCACTGTGGCCTTCCACCTTCAACGCTTCCGTATTGACCGCAGTATTGATAGATGTATTTTCCGGCTCGGTAGCGCCGGTAATTTCCTGGACGGCATTCATATCCGCCTCTTGTGCGTTATCCATTTTTGGATTCCTTGTCTGTGATGCACGATGCGCAGCGGCCCGCACACCCGTTGTTGTTACCGACGGGGCCGCCCGTCGTTCCAGTTCTGATAAGGTTTCAGCGAAGGTCGCAATGCCGTCGACAAAGCCAGAAGCCACGGCCTCTTGCGGGTTAAGCCACCCAGCTTCAGTGGCGCGGACGACACTTGCATCAATGTTTCGATTGCGGGCCACCGTGGAGACAAACAGGTCATAAAGCCGGTCCACTTCCGCTTGGAGGGAGAACTTGGCTTCAGCTGTCAGCGGAAAATGCTCGCTGCCATCAATTTTGCGATCCCCGGCAAACACCGGTGTGTAGACATACCCCTGCTTGGCATCCTTGGCGCTCTGATCCATGTGCATGGCAACCACGCCAATAGAACCAACACCGGCGGAGCGTGGCAGCGTGAGCCGTTCCGCAGCACTGGCAATGGCATAAGCCGCCGAATAGGCGTTTTCGTTGGCGATGGCCCAGACCGGTCTAATGCTCCGGGCCTGATAAATGGTATCCACCAAATCAAACAACCCCGCGACTTCACCGCCGGGACTATCTATTTCCATGAGTACGGCACGGACTTGAGTGTCAGCCATGGCCTCACGAATTTGTGCGCCGATAGAGGCGTAACTGGTCAACCCACTTTCCGCATCCAAACCACTGGAACGCTGTACCAAAGTGCCCTGCACAGGAATAACGGCAACACCACCACCTGAGACGGAATAGGACGAACGCCCGTTGCTATCTGGTCGGTTTAATGCTGCCAGCGGCTCATCAAGATGCTTGCGAAAAACACCTTCGATCACCCTCAGCTTATCGAACCCGATGGCCAGCGGCGTGTTATAGAGGCGTGACCACAGACGGGGATACTTCATGATTTTGCTTCCTTAACGTGACCTAATTCTTGATCGGGTGCTTCCTCCACAAACGGTTGCCCGGATACAACATCTGCCGCACCCAATAAGCCAAGCTCGGTCATGCGTTCACGCTCCCGCGCCCGCTGTTCCAGAACTTCTTCCCAGTCGAGACCTTGCTCGGCGCATTCGTTTTCGAGGGTCGAAACTCCGATATCCATGCGGGTCTGAGCAGCCTTTGCTTCTTTGACCGGATCCACCCACCCCCGACCTGGCCCAATCCAACGGGATCGGGCATAAGCTCGGCGATGTTCGTAAAAATCAGGGGCTTCGATCAACCCGGCCTCGATGACTTCTTCGAGCCAGAGTTCATAAACAGGTTGTGTCCAATGGGCTGACAGCCATTGCCGACGGCCATTGAAAAACCGCCAGGCTTCCAATAATGCCGCCCTGGCACTGGAGTAATTGGTCTTGCTAAAATCTTTGAGCAAAAGCTCGTAGGGCATATGCAACGCCGCCGCCACATGACGGGACATGGCCTCAACAAAAGGCGCGAAACCATCTGCCGGACGCGACGGCGCAAATGACGACAGTTTGTCTCCCGGAAACAACGGCATAACCGCTCCACCTTTGAGACGGACACGGTTTTTGATATAGGCGTTGCGGTCCTGCATATATTGATCGGCGTCACCACCGAACATCTCGACAATGCTGTCCTGATCCATGGGCGTTTCAATGAAGGCCGCAATCATGGCGTTAATAACAGCAGCCTGCAGTTCGCTGCTTTGGTATTTATCCAGCATGCGAAACTGCTTCATCACTGCAGAGAACAGAGGCTTTCCCCGGGTCTGTCCGGTACGTTCCTTATCATGGACATGAATAACCCGATGGCGACCCCACCGCGTAAAGGCAGGCACGCGCTGCCAATCTTCGGCAGTGGCCGCCCAGGCAAAATGATCACCAGGATGGGTTTTCTTGATCCAATAAGCCTGCGGCGCACCGTAGGCATTAACTTCGATACCGGCGCGCATTCCTTTGCCATCACTTTTATGCGGTGGCGTTGACAGTCGGTCGGCCTCAATTATCTGAATGCGGGTAGCGAACGGTCCGTCACCAGGCAACCACAAGGGAAGAGCCATGGCTTCACCGTTCAACAATCCAGAACGGAACACCAACTGGGTGAGACCGGCAAAATTCAACGTTCGCCCGGCATCACAATCGGTTCCATCCGCCCAGGTTCGCCACAGGGCTTCAATCTGGTTGCTCCATTCGTCAGCCCAAACTTTGTCACGACCCAGCGCCCGATAATCCGGCTTGGCCGATAATCTAAATCCCGTGCCGACCACATTGTCGGTGATGGTTTGGATTGCACCCGAAGCAATGCCATTATTAATTGCCAAATCACGATTGCGCGCCCGCAGCATGGGCAAATCATCCAGCAGGTCCGCATCCGCCGATCCAAATGATGGCAGCCAGGAGGCAGTCTCCCGGTCCGTGGTCGAGGCACCATGATGGGCTCCCGCATGAGCCTTTGGCCGCGAGATGAAGGAACGCAATCGTTGGAGCATTTAAAATTCCACGTAGATAGGAGCCCGCTTGGACAGACCCTTAAGTTTGGCGATCTGGTTTTTGAGACCGGCGATATAAAGTCGCATCTCAGCAACATTGGCCGCCGTATAGGCAACGCGGCCTCCGGTGCCGATATCGACGACTTGGCGTTGACCGCCCGTGGCAAGCACATGCAGAGCAGCCTCGGCTTCCGTAAGCCGGGTTTCCAATGTTGTTAATTCAGTCATTATCTAAAGCCTGTTTAGAGCCAGGGATCATCGGACAAAATAGGATCTGCCCAACGCGATGATGTGTCGGCTTCCGTCTCCGGCAAGGACAGAGATCGTTTCGTTTTGGCCAAGCCGTCCTTGTTATTTTCCTTGGCGTTTTCCTCGAGCTTTCGTTCCTTGTTACGGGCAACACGCTCGGTTAGACGCACCAGATCATATTCAGCAGCAGCTCGGGCATAGACCCGACAATCCAGCGCCTCGTTACGCTCACGGGTTTTTTGCCATTCGATAACAGCAAACCCGTTTTTCTTGACCCGGGTGACAGCCTGCTCGGCGGTCAATTGCTTAAAATATTCCGGGTCATACTGTGGAAAATGGCAGTATCCCGGCGGAAACTCTTCTTCCTCTTCAGGCGGGTCCTTACGCAGATCACCATAGAGCTCTGCTTTAAACACCGGTCCACAGACCGTCCACAGCTTGGCTCCACGTTTGCGTTTTCGCTTGCCGATCTTTACTTCGACATCACTGGGCCCCTGTATGGGGAAACGGCTTTTATCAACGCCCTTGATGGGCATGACGCGCCCCAATGGAGCCGTCCGCGACCAGGCATAAACTTGCTGGGTGGCATAGCCAGAATCAACGGCCATACGATCAATCATCATGCCAGCGCCGGTTTCCGTATGGGGAAACCGTTCTTCCAGCATGGCGCTCAATTTGTTCCAAACACCCGTCTTGGCCGTATCACCATGGAGAACCCGGTAATCTAACGACCAGCTTTCCCGTTTACGGCCCCAGGCAATCACCTCGACCTCAATGCGATCACGCTGCACATCGGCACCAGCTGTCAAAAACAGCCCACCTTCCGGCACCACGCCGATAGGATATTCCTCACGGCGATTGTAAATGCGCTCCCATTCCGGAGCCTCGCCCCGGATTTCGAAGACTTCCCCCAACGACGTGTTGATAAATGTCTTCATGGCTTCCTCACCGTGTTCCTTGGCGGAAAGAAAGGTGCGAACCATCTCTTCCAGCTTGACCCATGGTGAGTAAATCTCGTTCAGATGAAACCCGGCAATCTTGGCAAAAGGTTTTTCCGCTCTCCATTCGCCGAGACGGATGGCCCCACCGCGTTTGGCGTCTTTCCAAAGTGTGCCGCATTGTTCGCAAACATAATGGGCGCTCTCGGGCAGATGTTTTCCTGTCGCGTCTTTATCCCAGCGGACTTGCTCCCAGCGCAGGATCTGATGTTCCCCACAATCGGGGCACGGCACCCAATACCGGCGTTTGTCACTTTCTTCCCAGGCCGCATCAATTCGGCTCACTCCTTTGATGGTCGGGGTCGAGACCATAACCATCTTTCTGTTCCAGAAGGTGACGGTTCTTTTTTTGGCCAAATTGACCGGGTCACCTTCGGCACCAGCGCTGGCCGGATACCGATCCACCTCATCACAAAGCAAAATGCGGATCGGGCGCATGGCCAAACCCGATGGTGCATTGGCACCGACGATAGTCAGGTGACCGCCACCAAATTTCTTATGCAGGATCTTGTTCGATCCATCCCGCGATTTAGGATCAGACAGTTTGCCGCGCAGGCACGGCGTATCGCGCGCCATTGGGGCAAAACGGTCCTTTGACCATGTCTCTGCGTCTCGTTCCGTCGGCATCACCACCATGATCGGCGATGGATCCTGATCAACGTAATAGCCAACCGCATTTAGGATGCACTCGGTTTTACCGACCTGTGCAGATGTCTTGACCACCACGGTTTCCACCGAGGGATCAGAAATAGCTTCCATGATGCCGCGCTGATATTCAGCGCGATCCGTCATCCATTGACCGGGCTCGGCACTCGCTTCAGAGCTCAGTCTACGATTTTGATCCGCCCACTGGCTGATCGTCAGGTCCGGCGGTGGTGCCGCCACTTTGCAGGCGTTTTTCACCGCCTTCCTCAACGCTGGTGTTCCCATCAGTGTGAGGCAAGATTTCAACGTCTGTGGCGGCGATTTCCGTGAGGATTTCGTAGACCGCCTTTTTGAGGACGTCCCTTGTTTCGTTGAGGCTTGTCGTTTCATGAACCACCGGCGCGATTTTATCAGGCAGCACCAGCAGCCGCGCTCGCATCAGCGCCACGATCTCCGTCCAGGCCGCCGTTACGTCAGGTGCGAGAAGCAGGTCTCCCCGCATTTGTGAGGCTTCCATTTCGGCTAAATCAGCCTTGGCTTTAACCAACCTTGCGCGCTCGGTGCCGTAATCAACGGTCCCCGTCTCGCTTTTAATATTGATGTCGCGCAAATGTCGAATGTAGCCACGGACCGATCCAATCAGCTCGTACCGGCCTCGCGCTGCTTTCGGAATAACCCCTGCCCGCGATAGCTGTTGCACCCGTCTTTCGGATAGGTCGAGCAAGCTCGTAATCACCGAGATGGGCTGGGTATTGTCAGACATATAATGATGTGACCGGGCTTAATGTCAGGCCCAGACCCTGCGAACCCGAATTTCTTCAAACACCCGGCGCAGGGTATAGCTGCGCACAATCGATATGGCTGTGAAGATCGCGCCGATAGCAAGATTGTCAGACAGCGCAACCTCAAGGCCGAACAGGGGAAAAATCATAACCTGGGCTAATACGGCGACGCCGTATCCAACGGCCACATTGATCAATGATTCCAATAATGACATCCGTCTTGACTGTCTCATGCTGCGGCCTTCCCTTCCTTGATCTCATCAAACGAACGGCCATCGCCATTCAGCATTGCTTTTCCTCCTGTAATTTTTTGCCAACGTAAAACTGCCACGTCCACATAGGCCGGGCTCAGTTCAGAGCCATAGCAAACGCGACCCGTACTTTCAGCGGCGATCAACGTGGTGCCAGATCCCATGAAGGGTTCGTAGACAGCTTGACCGGGACTTGAATTGTTTAAAATGGGGCGGCGCATACATTCGACAGGTTTTTGGGTTCCATGAACAGTTTTTGCGTCCTGATCCCGGCTGGATATCTGCCAGAGCGTTGTCTGCTTACGATCACCAGCCCAGTGACCCTTGCCTGTTTTTTTGACCGCATACCAGCAGGGTTCATGTTGCCAGTGGTAATCACCACGACTCAAAACCAATCTTTCCTTGGCCCAGATGATCTGCGAGCGGACTTTAAAGCCCGATTCCTCAAGGCTCTCAGCGACAGTCGCCGCATGCAATGCACCGTGCCAGACATACGCAACGTCACCCGGGAACAAAGCCCAGGCTTCACGCCAATCGGCACGATCATCGTTTAAAACTTTACCAGTTCTCTTGGTTCCCGCAGCACCAGCCTTGTTGCGCCATGACGGGTCATATTCGACACCGTAAGGCGGGTCTGTGACCATGAGGAGCGGTTTGACCGTTTCCAGTAATCGCTCCACGTCGGTGGCAATTGTCGCATCACCGCAAATTAAACGGTGGTTACCAAGAACCCACAAATCACCGGGGCGGGAAATTGGATCTTCCGGCGTATCGGGAACATCGTCTTCCCCCTCCAGCGCCTCTCCATCATCCATACCGGCTGCCAATAGTGCAGCAAGGTCGTCATCAGAATAACCGGTTCCGGTCAGGCCTTGTTCGCGAGATTGAATGGCTTGCAACAAGGCGACGAGAAGTTCCGGATCATTTTCCGCTAAATCCGAAAGGCGGTTGTCTCCGACCAGAATGGCTTTGGCATCATCATCGCTGGCATCCACGTAGATGACCGGGACCTTGTCCAACCCTTCCGCTTGGGCCGCCATGAAACGGTGGTTGCCCGCAAGGATGTGACCCGTTGATCTGTGAACGACCAGCGCTCCGTAAAATCCATTGCTCCGAATGCTGGACCTGATTTCATCGACGTTTCCCCGGCGCGGATTATCCGGGTGGCAGGAGAGTTCGCCAGTGGCGATCATCTCGACCTTGTCACCGATGTTGATGATTTGAGCGTTCAATGTGTTCTCTTCAAAAGTTAATCAATTTGGAGCGCATTTCGCTTTGGAACGAAACGACCCAGCGTTCCATTTCGTTTCCACCAACTTTTCTAAAATCAGCTCAAGCCACTTCCTGCCCGCGATTCAGCAGGTTCGGGCGATATTTGAAACGAAACGAAATGGTGTTTTTCAGGACGTCACTGGGAAACTGTCGGACTGAGCCCCCCAGCATAGGAAATCGGCCAGGAAGGACCCATTTATTGCTTTGATCGCCGCCAACCAGCAACTTTCGCCTCAGCTTCAGAGCAGAACCAGCGTTCGCCCTTGGCCTCGTCAATGCGTGTTTGTTCGTAATAACGTCCGCCAGGCACATGGAATATCTTTGAGCCTTTGCTGCTGACGTTGCCTTTGATCGCACAGCCATTCACAGACGTGGACGGTTGTTGAAAGGCGGCAAGCCTCTTGCCTCTACGCCAATCCCAAGGAGCTGTGAACGTTCCCGCCCAAAGCCCATGTTTTTTGGTGTTAGCATCTGTCTCCTCGCCAACGTAATCCATCGAATAACGACGGTAGGCCAACGCCCAGCCTTGGCTGACAAGAGATGCATTGAGATTAACCTGACCAACAAAACACTCTGCGACCACACGACCGTAGCGATCCTGATCCTTCTCCTCACAGCGAACCGAGGAAGAACCGATCAATTGGCTCAGAGCTTCCGTAGCCTTCATACCACATCGATAGGTTTTGCCATTTGCCAGACAGCTTTGCTTGCTCTCAGGCGCATCGATGCCATGCATCCGGATCTTTGTGCCGGTGATTTCTAGCGTGTCCCCGTCAACGACCCTGGCCGGACCAACAACGTCAGCCTTGGCACTGATCGACGCAACAGCCACCACAGTGACAGCCAGTGCAAACGTCAAAATTGAACGGGACAACCCAATTGGCATGATCAAAACAAACCTTCAAATAACAAATTAAATGCCTCCAAGGAAAAGCGGTCCAGTGCTGCAATAACGCCCGTGCCCAACTCTCCTGAGGTTAGCTAAAAACATACCCCTTTTAGCCGGTTTTGTCCGCGCGAAAAGTGTTCGCCGAACACCTTTTTATCCACTACTTACGGCTTCGCCGATTGGACCATCGCAATCACGTCACGGCGCGAACGATTACTTGGCAGCCTATGACCGTTAAGCCTCCAGGCTATGACACAATGACCAAAAAGATAGCGTTGGTTGACCGCTGTTCGTTGCAATCCGACTTTCCAACAGATGGTTTTCCACCGTTTTCCTGCCGCTCTGAACCAACAGATCTTCGCCACATCAGGATCTAACCACTGCAACCACTGCATTGTCTCATCCATGCGGTCAATGGAGCCCGGCGAGGGCCAAGGCCTGCGCAACACCGGATCATGCCAACCAAAGGACTCATTGAGATCATGGACCACATCTGGCCATGCTGAGAAATACCCCTGCACCCTTTCTTCAGGCAGCCGCTTCAAGACACCAGCGGCCTCAACCAAGCGTTCTTCCACCAGCGGTGCCGTCCAGTGATTATTGCCCATGTGCTTCTTCCTTTCGCTTGCCATAGAGCTTCTCACCCAGTTGGCGGATTAGTTCTTTCTCCGGCCAGGTCAGCCGGTCATCTTCAACCGACACGGCCAACATGCCCTGGTCTTGCCAGCCATCCTTTTTGACCTGATCGGGATTGCGACGTGTACCGCCAAACTCTCGTGGATGCCACTTCATGGCGCACCTCCCATGCGGTGATCCTGTGCCCAACCCAGCAGAGCCAAGGCATCGGCCTCGTTGTCATCGGCGGGATTGAACCCACGGGCACACATGGCAGCGACCATGGCGTCCTTGTTGGCGTTGCCCTTGCCGGTGGCGTGGCGTTTGATGGTGCCGACGGGGACAGCCTCGTAAGGGATTTGGTGATGTTCACACCAAGCTGTGACGTGGGCGAGAAAGCCACCGTAGGCGTGGGCGGCATCAACACCGATGTGACGGCGAACTTCCTCAACGAACACTGCATCCAAACCATCGGCCATTTGCTTGACCTCGGTCAGCCATTGCTTGAACCGCAGGAAGCGCATGCCGCCACCCTGCCACCGGTCGTTTTTAAATTCGACCGTGCCACTGGTGATAGACTGGTCCTGGCCATGCAGAGCCCATCCGGTCTTGGTGCCAAGATCAAGGGCTAGGACCGTCATGGCCATTGCGTCCGGTTCTGGTTTGGTCAAACTGGATTTATCCATATCGCTTCTCCTTGGGTTGCGGTGTGGTGAGGGTGGCGATGACGTTCTTGGTCGGATGCATCGCCACCCGGTTTTTTGGATTGGTTGATTGATGGTGCCGACGACATCGGCCAAGAGGGTGTGGCCAAGCGAAAGCGGTGGCCACTACCCGATACCCCTGTAAGGGTAGGAGAAAGACTGGATTCTAGAATGGAGGCTGAACACCTCAGAAAATATGGGGGTATGGCCAGAATCCAAGAATCCAAATCTAGAATCCAGCTGGATTCTGAAACCATGCATAACCCACTGAATTTGCTTAAAATTAGCGTCCAGCTAGAATCCAGAATCCAGCCGCTCTGGATTCTACAATTGAGGATGATTGAGCCCATCATTGATCCTCCTCCACATCCGGGTAGACCCAGATATTCGGGTTTTCGACCTCGAGGGCGACACCGGTATGGCGGCATTTAAAGTGTGTTGGCAGGAGGGGATGAACGACCTCTGCAACCTCTCCGGTCTCGGCATCAACGACATCTTCAGGAAGACCAAGGTGCATGGTTTCAACGCACAGATAACCAAACTTTGATCGCCGTAATGGCGGCAAATCATGCTGTTCTGGATTCTTGAAAAACTTGATGTGCCCCTTGGTGGCAAGCACGCTGATGCGCTCAGCTATGGTGCTTCTCCCACCCAAGCCAACCTTCCCTTCAAAAGCCTCTGCAAACTGAATAGAGGTATAAACGTTACCTAACCTGGCTTCCTCGAACAGGGTGTTTAGGATCACATCGCGCTTGCGCAGGCGTTCAGCATCCAGCTTTTCACCATATTCCTGACGAACCAAACGCTCCGATGATGGATCAATCTCAATCCATTGGCCTTCATGTTTGTCGACAATTTTTGCTGCCAAGGCTGGGCCATTGCGAAGCTCGGTGATCAGACGGCGTTCTGGTTGAGCCTCGTCCGGGCGAAACAGGATCATGCCTGAGCTGTAATACCCCCGCAGTGAACCGGCCCCGGATAATGCCTGGAACGGATCTTCATCCACCTGCTTCTTGGATAGCTTCTTGGTGTGGTGAACCAGGATGATGCCTGCGTTGGGATCAACAGAATCTCGCAGCTCTTCGACCCGGTCACGCAGGAAGAACAGCATGGCGTTGTTATCATTCTCACTGGCCCCGGCCTCGCCGCCGTCAAAGACGTTGCGGATGGGATCAATGACGATGATGTCGAGGCCGTCTGGAAAGTGCTTGGCGATAAGAGCCGTGACCGTAGCAAGGCCTGCTTCGTTCAAGATCAGTTTAAGCTGTGGCGTGATCACCAGATTTTCGTGTGCGTCAGTGATAACCTCGGGCGGCAAATTTATCTGGCGAATGCGTTCACGCAGGTAATGGTATTGGATTTCTGCTTGCAGATAGAACACCCGCAATGGGCTTGAAGGCTTGAAAGATAGAAACTCAACACCAGCTGCCATGTGGACCAACCAGCTGAGCAAGAAGTCGCTCTTGCCAACCTTGGGTGCGCCGCCAAACACCAGCATCCCTGACGGCGTCAGGACACGCGGAGCGATAATGTCTTCTGGCATGGGAGAGGTGTCGCTGAGCATATGGCCTAGACTGAAAGCACGGGCATTTGACTGTGGGGCAGCAATGGACTGACGGGGCGCGTTCGCAATGAATGTAGCAACATCCATGTCGTCAACAACAGCATCGGCTGCATCCCATTTGTCCGGCTTATCATCCGGCGGCATAAGAATGGAAACTGAGACGGCTCCGGCATTTAGCACTGCCTTTGCAGCACCTTCGGCGTACTGCCATCCGGCTGCGTCCTTGTCGGGCCAGATCAATACGCGCTTAGCAGCAAGCGGTGACCAATTGGTTTTTTCAACCGGCGCACTGGCACCGTTCATGGCTGTGGTGGTACATATGCCTTGCTTGATGAGAGCCTCAGCAGCCTTCTCACCTTCTACCAGGATTACTTCTTCCGCCGATCTTATGGCAGGTTGGTTGTAGAGCGGGCGCGGGTTAGGAGCCTTCATCTTCCGGGCAAGCACATCCCACGGCCTAAACTGTTTGCCGTCGGGCGGATCGTATCGATAGACGCAGGCCAGCAACGTGCCATCACCACCGTGGTAATCCCACTTAGCCGTTACCGGGCCCAGTTCATCTACGGGTGCTGTTATCTCAGATTGAACATGAGTGCTTTCTTTTCCAGGTTCACCAAACCAATGCCTGATGTCATCAAGCAACGATGGAAAATCCGACTGAGTGTTGCGGCCCGTTGCCACCGCCCACAGGCTGACAATGTCGCCGCCGTCCTTGGTGGCAAAATCATGCCACATTCCGGCTTTGTTGCCGGTCAGCTCAACAGTCAGGCTTTCGCCCTTGTTGCCCTGAACATCACCAACCAGAAACTTGCCATGACGGAACACCCCGGCGGGAAACAGGTAGGACAGTACCCCTCGCAAATTGCCGAGAAGGCAAGATTTGAGGTCATCGACACTCGTCTCTGATTGCCGATCATCATCCTGTCTTTGCGGGGCTGCTGAATTAAAATCGCACCAATCGCTGAGTTTCACCACGTCACCACTCATACGTCCGATCTCCAGCACCGATCTGACCAATCACAGAATTTGCACTCGAAAAAATCAGCTGACTGGGCAATACGAGGAAGCAGTTCACCGGCCTCGGTCGCCTGAATGACGCGAACGCCCTTGTCGCTCATCTTCTGGGCTAACCCGCCATCGAACGGGACCTGCTCGTGATAGACTTCCGATGTGTCTTTATTGATGGCAGTGAATAGGGCCGGGTTCTGGGAGATGCCGGGTACCGTCGCTTCCATATAAGCCTGGTAGACGGAAACCTGAGCCGCATAGACCGGCTTGGAGACAGCTAACCCTTTCTTCACCGTATCCTTCCAGGACTTGGCGTTCATGGATTTGCATTCCCAAAGTGCTGGGAAACCCGTCAGCACAGGACCTGCATTGATGATGCCGTCCACATGTCCGCGAATACGACCATCCGCCACCGAGAAGCCAAATTGCTCACCACCCGGCTTATTGCCTTTGGTGGTGTAAAGATCGAACCCGGCCATATGCAGCCAGCGGATGGCCATGTCCTCAAACAGGTGACCAGCGGCAAAGATGCGCAGGGTCTGTCCTTTAAAATCCCGCCCATCGTCTTTGGGGGCCTGAGCGTATTCAAATTGCAGGGCACGGTCGCAGCCGACACCAAGCCGCGATCCACCCAGATATTTGCGGGACGGCTGAGCCTGATTTTCCACCACCAGGGCTTCGTCGATGAAGCTGTTTATTTGGTCGGCAAAGTTGGCCGAAGAATTGTAATCAAGCATCAGAATGGGATCTCCGTGTCATCGGCCTTGGCCGTTGCCAGCATGGCGTCCTGGAAGCCACCAACAGCAACTTCAATGAGGGTGAGGACCTGCGCTTCAGACAGGTCAATCAAGCGGGTCTGCCAGCCGATCTCTTCCATGATCTCCGATGCCATTTTCATGGCGTAGCGAATGGCGGCTTGTTCTTGCTCGGTCAGGTCAACCATGCCCAATCCCTCCTTCGCCAATCGAGACCAGTAACCCTGACAAGCCATGGAACAGAACCAAAGCATGCGTCGAAGACGCTTCGAAGACCGGCGGTCGAACCAACCAAAACCACGAGTTGGTCGCCGACAGACGGAACAAAGCGTTCCTCGCGGATGCCATAACCGCTGCCGCAGGGCTGCTTTTTTGGATATGTGTGCCATGGATCATGCCGCCCTCCGGTCACCATCAGAGGCCGATGTCACCAGTTGTGTGATCGCAGATTTATTGAAGGTAAAGGCCAATAGCGCAGAGGCTTGATACCGGGTCAGACCGAAGTCCTGGCGGTATTCGGCGGGCAAGAATTGAAGCTGCCTGTCTGTTGCTGATTGGCTTAGCCATGAACGGGTTTTGTGAGCGCTTTCATCTGTCTCATTCTCATTGAGCCAGTCATCGGCTGCTGCCAAACATACCGTGCGCTCACCCATTGCAAGAAGGCGGGGACGTAAATTCTTGCCGCCACCAAGACTATGCCAACGCCCCTGCAGAAAGAAGATACCGCCCCAGGCATTGAAGCCGCTGGCAATAAGGGCTGCGTCGTCACCAAACAGATCGCACCATTGGAAACTGGAACGTTTGAGCAGATCGACCTCTGACATGACAAAATCAGAAATTGGCTGCAGGTCATCGGTTTTATCAGAATAGAAATGGTAACCGCACAGGGGGCATTCCATCACCGCCAAAGGCACATGAGCTTCACACTCAGGGCATTCCTTGGTCAAAGCAGGACCTGATCCCGTCCTACCATCCAGATTGACGTCTTGCTCAAGACACCCATGCAGCAGGCTTGACGTGCCAAAGTCTAAAACGATGCAGTCGGTTTTTACGACACCGGGATATTCGCTAGGATCAACCGTGCGCAAACCACGCCCGACCATCTGGATCATGGTGGACTTATAAGACGATGGCCTAAGCAGAATAATGCAACTTGTTGGCTGGTGGTCCCAACCTTCCGTGAGTACGGCGACGTTAACAAGGACTTGAATGTCGCCTTCATCATAGGACTGAAGCACAATCCGTCGTGCCTTCGTGCCCATGTCACCATAAACCATCCCAGCACTGATACCTTCAGCAACAAAGGCATCGCGGACATTGCGGGCATGATCAACCGTCGAGCAAAACACCACGGTTTGACGATTACCAGCCTTCTCGCGCCAATGGCGGATAACAGCATCGGTAATGGGAGACTTGTTCATGATGGCGTCAACCGCCTTCATATCGAAGTCGTCCACCGTCTTGCGCACGGATTTGAGGGCTTCCTGGGCTCCGACATCGATCACAAAGGTTCGCGGCGGAACCAAGTGGCCAGAGGCAATCAACTCGCCGATAAACACCTGATCAGAAACATTGGAAAAGACCGGGCGCAGGCCTTTCTTATCTCCACGATTTGGGGTCGCCGTGACGCCGAATATCTTAACGTCCGGGTTCTTGTTCTTGGCTTGATCGATGATACGCCGGTAACTGTCAGCAGCCACATGATGGGCTTCATCAATCACCAGCAAATCAAGCACAGGCATGGCGTCCAGGTTTGCCTTACGGGCCAATGTTGGCACCATGGCGAAGGTCGTCTGCCCGCGCCATGATTTGGTCACGGCATCAAACTTGGAAGTGCTGATGTTTGGGTTAACCTTGGAAAACTTCAACTCATTCTGAGCCGTTAGCTCATCACGGTGGGCCAACACACAGGCTTTGGCATCGTTGCCTGCCAGCAATTGGCCAGCAACTCCCGCAAGCGCGATGGTTTTTCCAAATCCGGTCGAAGCAACAGCCAGAGTGTTGCCGTGTTCGCCGAGCGCGCTTACGCTACGCTCGACGAAGGTTTTCTGGCGTGGGCGAAGTAACATTACCGCCCTCCTATTGCGCCCAATTCGGGCGATTAGGGTTGCTGGCCGGTTGCGTGTCCGCAGTGCCGGACGTTGTTGCCGGTGCCGGTGTAATTACTCCAGCGGTGACAACACCCGGTTTCCACAGACCACCACTTTTCTGATAGGTCTCCCAATCTTTGTGATTGGGCATAACCGCAAAGTGGATCTCGTTCCTGGGATCGCCATTGGCATCCTTGCCCACATCAATCTTTGCCAGAAACTCAATGCCATCGAGATCGGCAAATCCGTTGATACGACGTGAATTTTGAGCCTGCGGAGAATTGTCCTTGTCCGACAGCCCCCGTGATGAATTGAGGATGCCACGCACGAATGACCGACCCATGCTGCCCCACTCGGGACCTTTAAGGCTGAGCAAGCCAATCAGGCTCCAGACCTTGCGTTTGGCAAACGGTCCTTCGGTAATGACAAACTCGGCACTCAGATAAACCGATCCGGTGGTGTCATTGTGGGTGGCGTAACCGCCGGTCCAACCTTGCGCCGGATCGTCAAAGCCACCCGGTTTAATGGTCATCCGCACTGGCACAATGGTGCCCTTGGGGATCAGATCATAAGAGGCTTGAGAGCCTGCATCGTTGTAATCGTTCCATGCACCGGTCATGATTGTTGTGCTCCTTCATCGTCATTGGTGGTGGGGGTATCGGCGGCGGAAGGTTGTGGCCTTGAGAACTCCAACCTTTCGTTTGCCGGTTTTGCGGGGCCGCTGATTTTTTCCATCAGACGGCCAAGGTGCGGCTCCTCGATCACATCAAGACGTCCGCTTCGATCTTTTGCCGGAAAGCCGTAGGGGTTCAGGGTTTGACAGACAAACGCCCGATAGGCCTCACCATCACCTTCAGTGATTTCAGCCATGGAGATGACTTCATCAACGATGCCAGGCAGCTCATTGCCGGTCTTTGAACCATCAATCTGCGGGGTGAATACCTTGCGGTTGAAGTCATCAAGCTTCTCGTCGAGGATTCCAACAAACCAGATGTTCTTGCCCCGGGTATGTTGAAGGTGGGTTAGCCAGGCGATCATTTCCTGACCATGCAGGCCATAAGCACCGCGCATGTCAGGTTTGCCGGTACGGTCGGAAAAGGCCTGTGGCTGGCCTTTTGCCCACTGGAAGCAAAGACGACCGGCGACCGTGATGCTATCAATGAAGACAGTCTCATACTTGCCGAGGGCTGACGGATCACCAAACTGCTCACAGACAGCATCGAAATGTGCCTGACTGTAGACTTGGTCTTCACGCAGGGCCGGATTTGACCCGCCGATGAAAACGGCGAAGTCACGGCATTCTTGCCAAGTGCGTGGGCGAATTGTGTCACCGGGCCAGCCTTCGATGGCCAAGTCACCAGCTTCCAAGTCAAAGAACAGCGCGGTTGACGAATTTAGCGTCCAGAGCAGCGAAGTTTTGCCAATGCCGGATTTTCCGAAAATGACACCCTTGATACCTCGGGTTTCTTTAAGGCGTTCATCCGCTGAAATAATTGGGAGGTTCATTTTGAGCCACCCTTCGCATCTGGAAGGCAATCAATTGCCACCTGCGCACCCAAGGCACCGTTTTTGCGCGCTTGGTCATAAAGATTGCGAACAGATTCAGTCAGCGAATAAAGTGCAGATGATTTTTCCTGCAATGCCAAAACGGCAAATGCTAGATCATCGAGCGTCGCACCCTCTGTTGGCTTTACGACCTCTTCCAGGTTTGCGCCAATCGCAGGAATGCGGATGGTGTCAGGTATGTTTTTGAAGTAGTAATCATCTTTGCGAAGCTGCTCAATTTTGCTGAGTTTACTCATGACAAACCTCCCATGGCGGCTTGGCCATCGTCAGATGTGCTGTTGCGCATATGAGCTTGTTCGTAGGCTTCAATATCTTCAAAGCGGTAGGCCACGCGGCCTCCGAGTTTGACGAAGACGGGGCCTTCGCCAAGCCAACGCCAACGCTCCAATGTTCGGGGCGAAATCCCCCAACGCCGGGAGAGGTCTATCTGGTTTAAGAATGGTTTATCCATGTGATGGCACTCCTTTCGGTTTCAATCCAAATCACACGGGAAATATCGCAAATTAGGGGGGTGAGATTCTGTGTGTCAGGTGTGTGAAAATCTGTGTGAAATGCCCTCAAGACAAAAAAAATGCCCCGGCAAAAGCCGAGGCATCATCGTATGTCTTGTTTTTTTTGGTGGTCTAGAGTTCGAGCCAGTAGTTTCCTTTTCTATCGTTCTTGATCACGACGCCCCATGCTGAATGCTTTTTTCCCCCGGAGCGAAAGACACCGATTACTTCTTCTTGTGAAGATTCCACTTGAGACATAATCTCAGACTTGTGCATGGCTCTTCCTGCATTGCTCAGCACCTCGATTATTTGAGCCTGCAAATTCGAGAATTCATAATTTTTACCGTTTATATAGGCCGTCCTAAACCCATCACTGAAGCCAGTATTATTCACACTTCCACCCATTTTTCTGGCCAAGTAATCCGTCTTGAATGTAAGCTTTTCAGATTGAAAATTGATGGCGTCAGCCAAAGTGACAATACGGTTTTGTCCCGGCAACTGAAGATAGGCAGGTAAATTCTTGCCCGTCGTCAATATTAAGGCGGGGTCACTCTTGTGCCGGTCTTCCAAGAAACCAGTCAAAGCCGATATCGTTCTTTCATCTCCCAACCTTCTCACATAAACAATGTGTGTCTTTCGGCTCTGCAACCAGGCCTGGCCCAAATACCAGACCCCGTTTTCTCTAATTTCCTCAGGAACTGCTCGCTCCTCAAAACCAAGCGCCGACATCATAGCCTTGAGATATGCCGAAATATCGACTCGGGAAACCTTCAAAGACTCAGGGGGCACCTGAACCCAACCGCTCCCCTGCAGGAAATAGCGCCAGTTTCCATCGTGCCGTTCCACGGGGTAGCTGCGTAGTTCACCTTCATACTCGACTTCAATATCTTGAAGATATGGAGCATCGACCAGTAAGCCGGTTTTCGTAAGTGCAGCACAAACCTCCGAGTTAAATAAGCCATTCAAGTTTTGAATGGTCACCATTGCAGAAGGCGTCTCAATCAACTGGCAGGTAGCGACATATACATCAGTCGGTAGGCTGGCCATATTCGATCTCTTTCAGCAGACCCCACTTCTTGAGGTATTTATCGCCAATCAACCGTTCTTTTTCGGTCCGGCTTTTCAGGTCACAGTTGTTGGGATAGCTGATTTTCACAGGGATAGTTTTGCCTCTTGGGCTTTCGCTGTCAGCCGCAAACTTAATCGTGAGCTTTACTTGCGCAACTAAAAAACCACCACCAAGTGGGTCATGCATTGCGAACCATTCGCGCGACATCTGATGGATCGTTTTTTGTTCTTTTGCACCCACTTCCAGAGTGACCTTGTTTGTAGAATCGTAGGGACGCAGCTTCAGCATGCTGATTTTGACATTTTCAATGCCATCATCAGGGTCTGTCGGAAAGTCATATTGATTTAACAGCTTGCTCAAATCGTACTGCTTAAGCGGAACCCTTTCACCATCGATCTCCGTCCCCAGAAGCGTTTCAGCAAAGGCTTTTACGACTTCCTCTCGAATAGCACTATCATCGGCGATGATCTCAATTTGTCCTGACTGTGGTTCATAGGACAGAACGACTTCACGAACAGGGCGCACAATTTGAGAAACAAGATCATCTTGATCAAAGACATTGAAGCTTTCAGGCAGCCCCTCACGGTAAATCATAACTTGAACAAGTTTTAGTTCCTGTCCGTCCGCGTAGGGTTTAGTGCGTGTGAATACTTCGATCTTAACTTTTCCGCTGGCCTGGCTCAACGCGGAGACCTTGTCCTTGAATAATTCACGGTCTAAAGGGTCCTTGCTAACATCCGATTCCTTGGGGCCCAGGAAACCTGCCCACATCCGAGATTTTCTATACGCATCGGAAAACCGGATATCTTCAGCTCTTTTGAAAGCTTCAGGATTCCTCAGATATACATAGAGAGCGCGGTCATGACCGCTTTGCAGGTTTTCATATTCGGATAAGTCTTCCGCCGAAACAACAGCCATGAGAGCATCCTGACCAATTTCATCCGTCATTTCATTGATGCGCTCAGAGTTTGTGTTAAGCATTGCCAAATCATCTTCAGTCAAATCGTCAACAGCCATAATCAAAGGCATGCTCACGTTTGATGGAAGGTCAGACCAATCAACGGCTTCAGAAACCGGTGATGGGAATTCCAGGAAATACTTTTCCAGAGAAATAGCCGGTGTGTGACGGAAAAATTTCGCAATATTGGCGGTCATTTGTATTCCCTTCTAACCTTTGATTCGACGTGGGTCATTTCCGTGACTATCTGTCTGCGAAATTTTCCCGTCCTTATTGTGGATACAAAATTCAGTTTGTTGATTGCGACTAATGTCACGCCCGGCATCCACGGCCTGTTGCCTGGTATCAAAATGGCCGCTCGCACGGTCAGCACCGCCGCGTCGTACGTCCCAGCCACCTTTATCTTTATTAGGCACCACATGGTGCGTTTCAGGACCCTTACCCATTTTCTACTCCTATCTTCAAATTTACCAACTAATGCGCTATAATAAGTAACGCTATTTAGAACTTCACATTATTTCGATAGATTACTCTTGTCAATATCTTTTTGTAACGCTATCTAGAACTTGGTGATTTTTTGGGAGAGACCATACATGTCAATGAATTTAGGTGAGAAGATTAAAGCCCTAAGGACGGCCAAGAAGCTAACTCTTGAGCAGCTGGCAAAGAAATGCGAATCCAGCAAAGGATATATTTGGGAAATAGAAAACCGAGGCACCAGGAAACCTTCCGGTGAGAAACTTACCCTAATCGCCCAAGCTTTATCGGTGACGACTGACTACCTCCTAGATGAATCGGCGAGCCCTGACGAGAAAGTTCTCCAAGAAGCATTCTTCAGAAAATTCAGCAAGCTTGAGGATGAGGACAAGAAAAAGATCGAGCAAATGGTCGACATGTGGGGCGGGGAGGAATGAGCCTACCGAATACGCCAGAAAAGTGGGCAATCAACCTCAGCAAGATAATCAAACACTTTCATGAGGCACATGGGCTACAGCGCTTCCCTATTAACGTGGCTAGCATTGCAGCCGAGTATTCTAAACAGATATTCCCGAACGAACCTATCACCATGGTTGAGGGAATGGACTTGTCTCAAAAGTTTGAGGGCGCATTGCTTCCCCATCCTAATGGCCACGGCGAATGGGGTATCATTTACAACAAGTCTATCTCCTCAAAAGGCCGGATCAATTTCACTCTGGCCCATGAGCTTGGCCACTATCTCCTGCATCGGCAACTATCTCCCAAAGGTATGCAATGCAGCGGACGCGATATGCTCAACTGGAATTCCGAGCATGGGCGCATTGAAGCACAAGCCAACACCTTTGCCTCATTTTTGCTGATGCCGTTGGATGATGTTCGTGAGCAAGTGAATGGCAACTCTGTCGACCTAGATCTCATGAGTCACCTTGCCGATAGATACGACGTATCGTTGACTGCGGCCATTCTGAAATGGCTCGACATGACCCCAAAGCGAGCGATGATTGTTATCGGAAAGGAAGGATTTATCGACTGGGCTTGGTGCAGCAAGTCATTACTAAAGTCTGGTATATTTTACAAAGCGCGCCAAAATTTAACAGCCCTCCCTGATGCTTCCCTTGCCGCTAGGGGTGATCTGCTGATCGACAACCGAACCGGCGTCGTACACCCAAAAGATATATGGGTTGGTAATGAAGAAGTTCGCGAGATGACTACGTTCTCGAAACAGGGCCAAATGTCGATCTCGCTTCTTCTCTATCCTGATGACGCACCAGGTAAATGGGACAAGGACCTTGAGGAACCAGAAGAGCTAGATACTTACGACCAATTTACAGGGGCCGATAAACAATCCGCCCAATTAAAACGATAGGAAAGCGGCATGTCATCAGCAACCGGCTGCCGCCTTGGCCTCCGCCTGACCCCACATGGTCATCTTGTCCCCGAAGAGGCCGAGGACTTTCCCGTTCTGAAAGACACCGTTTCAGAGCGACTTAACGAAAGCTTCGGCAAAGGTTCAGGACACGGCTTAATGTGGCTGGGAGCGGAAGCTGTGGGGCAGTCTTTACCACCCATCCTCGGCTGGTGGCGCGACTTCGCAGTACGTTATGTAGAGGGGTTGTGCCTTCGATCTTCGGATACTGCTTTCACGGTACCGCTGCCGAACGACAGTGAACTCGCCACCATGGTGCTGACGGCCCCCATGATGCCGGGTGCGGAGTATCTGAACCAAGATATTTTGAAGGCACTCTGGAAAGAATTGAGTGCGGCTTTCGACTTATCTCTTGCTGCCTCTAAAATGGATATTCAAACGTTTCTGAAGAGTCTGAATCCCGCTTGGAACATGATCGGGCGTGTGCATTTCAATCTGGCTGAGAACCGGCGCGATCCCGACCTGCCCTTTGCTTTCCTCGCGACCTACACCACGGGACTATCAGCAAAGGCCACGGCCCAACATGTGCCGCTTGGCCAAGCGTTGAGCGAATACTCCGGTACAGCCAACCGCGACAAACTGCTGTCTCTACTGATACCGGTGCAGCGTGCCGCCGAAACCTTTCCATGGCTGAAAGCAATGGTTGACGCAGGTGAAATATTTCATCCCCTGCGCTGGGAAGTAGCCGAAGCGTCACGGTTCCTCGCCAGCGTTCCCGAGTTGGAACATGCAGGCGTCGTCGTACGCATGCCCGCCGCCTGGCGCGCCAATCGCCCCTCACGTCCAAAAGTAACAGCAACGGTTGGTACGGGTGTGCCATCCGCTGTGGGGCTGGATGGGCTGCTTGATTACCAGGTGGAGGTAATGCTGGAAGGGGAACCACTCAGCGATGAGGAGATAACAGCACTACTTGCTGGGACCGAGTCACTGGTCATGCTGCGAGGTCAATGGGTGGAGGTTGACCGCGAACGCATGGAACTTGCGATGCGGCAATTCAAGGAGGCGGAACATCTTGCGGCAGAGAACGGTCTCACTTTTGCCCAGGCTATGCGCATGCTTGCCGGGGCCACTATCACCGACGGCGGCGGAGACAATGACGTCGCCAGCTGGTCCCATGTGACAGCAGGACCTTTTCTTGCCAAGACATTAAAAACATTACGTAGCCCTGACGGCAAAGACATTAACCCTGGTCCGGCGCTCAAGGGAACGCTTCGTCCCTATCAAAAGGCAGGGGTGCAATGGCTGCATCTTCTGAGCGGGCTTGGACTGGGGGCCTGCCTTGCCGATGACATGGGTCTCGGAAAGACAATCCAGGTGTTGTCGCTTCTGTTGGTTCTAGGACAGAAAGGCAAGGACAAGCAACCAAGCCTGTTGGTCGCGCCTGCCTCGTTGCTCGCCAACTGGATGCTGGAAATTGAGCGTTTTTCCCCCAGTCTAAAGGCCTTGGTTGTTCACCCTTCAGCCATGACGGCAGAACGGATGAAACAATTAACCTCCGATCAGTTCGCTGGTTTCGATCTGGCAATTACCAGCTATGGCACGCTTCTGCGGTCAACGGCTCTAACAAATACGAATTGGCGACTACTTGTCCTTGATGAGGCCCAGGCAATCAAAAACCCGAAAGCCAAGCAAACAAGGGCAGCCAAGTCCATTAAAGCCAAAGCGCGGATCGCGTTGACCGGAACTCCGGTCGAGAACCACCTAGGCGACCTGTGGTCTATCTTCGACTTCATTAATCCAGGCCTTCTTGGAACGTCCAAGCAGTTCACAAATTACGCCAAGGGTCTAGCTGATCGGGCCCACAATCCTTACGGCCCACTGCGTGATCTGGTGCACCCCTACATCCTGCGGCGAATGAAAACCGATAAGTCAGTCATCACCGACTTGCCAGACAAAACCGAGATCAAAGCGCATTGCATCTTAAGCCGCAAGCAAGGGGCTCTTTATGAGCAAACTGTATCGGACTTGGCTGATGCGCTTGAAAGGACCGGGGGGATACAGCGCAAGGGCATCGTCCTAGCGACCCTGATGCGCCTGAAGCAAATATGCAATCATCCGTCTCAGTGGCTAAAAGATGGCATTTGGTCGGAGGACGATAGCGGAAAGTTCGCTCGTTTACGCGAAATAGCCGAGGTAGTTGCTGCGCGCCAGGAGAAGATGCTGGTATTCACCCAGTTCAAGGAAACCACGGCCCCTTTGGAAGCGTTTTTAGGAATGATTTTTGGCCGCTCAGGCCTGGTTTTGCATGGCGGAACGGCGGTAAAGAAACGCAAAGACATGGTGCGAACATTCCAAGAGGATGAAACCGTTCCATTTTTTATCCTGTCGCTGAAAGCGGGAGGCTCAGGCTTGAACCTGACTGCGGCATCACACGTCGTACACTTTGATCGTTGGTGGAATCCTGCTGTAGAGAACCAAGCAACAGACCGAGCCTTCCGTATAGGGCAGAAGAAAAACGTGCTGGTACACAAGTTTGTCTGCCAAGGAACGGTTGAGGAAAAAATTGACGCCATGATTGAAGCAAAGAAGAGCCTGTCCGATGATTTGCTGACAGGATCAGGTGAAATTAATCTAACCGAGATGAAGGATGATGCATTGCTACGTCTCGTCACCCTTGATCTTAGCAGCACAATGAAGGAATGAAACGATGCCACCTAATTACGGAGGATGGGCACCCTATGTCTCTGTCGCAGAGCGACGTAAGAAAGCCGCCCGCGAAGTTAAAAAGTTGCGCAAGAAAGGGCATATAGTTGCGCCGATAGAAATCGAAGGGCGTAAAATCACAACCACCTTCTGGGGTAAATCGTGGTGCGACAATCTTGAAAACTATCATGACTTTGAAAACCGGTTGCCGCGCGGTCGCACCTATGTGCGCAATGGCTCTGTGATTGATCTGCAAATCTCAGAGACGAAAGTGCAGGCAATGGTCAGCGGATCATCGATTTATAAAGTATCAGTCGGCATTGCTTCTGTACCAAAAGCCCAATGGAAATCGATATGCAAAGATTGCGCGGGAGGCATAGACTCCCTGGTAGAGCTGTTGCAAGGGCGCTTTAGCAAGGGAGTCATGGAACGTCTCTGCCGCCAGGATAAGGGACTATTTCCAAAGCCATCAGAGATTGAATTTTCGTGCAGTTGTCCCGATTACGCTTCAATGTGTAAACACGTTGCCGCAGTGCTATACGGTATCGGTTCCCGGTTAGACAAAAAACCGGAAT